ATGCTTGAACAAATGGGTAAAGCGGCAAAAGCGGCCTCTTATCAGTTGGCAGTTTTGAGTACCGCGCAGAAAGATCGTGCGCTGCTGACGATTGCAGATTTGCTGGAAGCTGAGAGTGCGGCGATTCTGGCGGCTAACGCACTGGATTTAGCCGATGCGCGCCAAAATGGCATGAGTGAAGCGTTACTGGATCGTCTGCTCTTAACGCAGGAAAGGCTGAATGCGATCGCCAGTGATGTGCGTCAAGTATGTCGCCTGACCGATCCGGTGGGGCAGGTGATTGACGGTAACATGTTGGATAACGGGCTTAAGCTGGAGCGTCGCCGCGTGCCGCTGGGCGTAGTTGGCGTGATTTATGAAGCACGCCCGAACGTCACTATCGATGTGGCTTCCCTGTGCCTGAAAACCGGTAATGCAGTGATTCTGCGCGGTGGTAAAGAGACGTACCGCACCAATGCGGCGACGGTAGAGGTCATTCAGCAGGCGCTATCACAGTGCGGCCTGCCTGCCGCTGCGGTGCAAGCGATTGAAAGCCCGGATCGCGAATGGGTTAATCAACTGCTGAAATTGGATCGCTACGTGGATATGCTGATTCCGCGTGGTGGTGCAGGCTTGCATAAACTGTGTCGTGAACAATCGACGATCCCTGTCATCACTGGTGGTATCGGCGTGTGTCACATCTATGCCGATGACAGCATCGATTTCGACAAGGCGCTGAAAGTGATTGAAAGTGCTAAAGTGCAACGCCCTAGTGCCTGTAACAGCCTGGAAACGCTGCTGGTCAATCGAGGTATTGCCGACCGTTTCCTGCCAGAACTGAGCAAGAAAATGGCAGCGTCGGGCGTCACGTTACACGCCAGCCCTTCAGCAATGCCATACCTGACCTGTGGCCCAGCGAGTGTAGTCGCAGTGGAAGAGGCCAACTACAATGACGAATGGCTCTCTAACGACCTGAACGTTACGCTGGTGGACGATCTGGATGCAGCGGTTGCGCATATTCGTGAGCATGGTACGCAGCACTCCGATGCCATTCTGACTCACTCCTTGAGCAACGCGGAACGCTTCGTGCGAGAAGTGGATTCCTCGGCGGTGTATGTCAACGCCAGTACACGCTTCACCGACGGCGGCCAGTTTGGTTTGGGCGCGGAAGTGGCGGTCAGTACCCAGAAGCTGCACGCGCGTGGCCCGATGGGGCTGGAAGCGCTGACCACCTATAAATGGATTGGTTATGGCGACGATTTGATTCGTGCGTAATGTTGATTTTTCAGCCATGAAGCTGATTTAGTCAAAGGAGGCTCGCGATAAGTCAGGAAGACAAACCGCGAGCCCTTGTTTACCGTAGTTTATTGATTAAAAATGCTAAGGCTGCTTATTAATGGTGGCCTTGTGCAACCCCTCCTGTGCCATCTGGAAGCCCAATTGCCACATTTTGCATCATGCCCTGATCTTCATGATCCAGGATATGGCAGTGCAGTACAAACTCGCCGATATAGCGTTCATAACGTGTCCGAATAGAGATCTTGTACGTGCCCTTTGGCGCCTCTGTGGATTCCAACGCGCCATTTATATTGCTTTTTATCCATAGTGTGTCCTTCCACACGCCTTTCAGACCGGCATATTGTGAGATACTGCCATCCGCTTCCTTTGCGCCTGGCAAGCTTACGTCATTACCATCCGGATCGAGGACCTGAATAATTTCGAAGGGATTCACATGGATATGGAAAGGATGGCTGACAAAATAGGATTGCAATTGCCATTCTTGAGCGGTTCCGAGCACTAGTTGGTGATCGATATGTTTCGGATCATAAGGCCGAGCGCCCTCAGGGCTATAGGAGCCATCGCTATTTTTTACTACAGAAAATGAGTTACCCACCTCAAACGTTGGGGGCTTTTTCGTGACATCAATGTAAAACACCAACTCCTGCGGTGGAACATGGCTGACTTCTTTATCCGTAATAGGCGGATGGGGAATGAATTTGGTCAGTTTGAGCCCATCTTCCAAACTACTGACGATTTCTTTAGCCAGTTTGGCTGGCTGATAGGTTTTTTGCGCTTGCGTGATTAATTGCTGAGTGGTTGATGCGATGGGGTCTGCTATAGACTGCCCTCCTTTAACTCTGACAAAACCTAAAACCGAACGTGCCTTGTCTTCACGTGAGACGTTATCCGCCGCTTTTACTGGCGGATTGACAATACAATAGAGGCCGTCTTCGGGGAAATTGACCAGTAGATCATTACGATAGCCAGGTTGTAGAGTGGTGTTCGTTTGTACCTGCCCTTGAGGCATCGTCAGCCCGTCGGCTGCGATGACAGCATAAGGAACTGGTGAGCCTGTGCAGAGTTCGCGTACAAATCGATCCTGATTTTCTGTACCAAGTGTTTTCTCCCGAGAGCGAAAATCACGGGTATCGAGCTTGCGAAACTCGACTTTTATCGTCTCACGCACCCCGGCATGAACCAAGCGCCAGCGTTCAATCTGACCCGCCTTAGCATTGGCAAAAACAGGCCTTACCCGGCCGTTGACCGTAGTAAAACGCCCTGAGTCATCCCACGATCCTGGTTTGAATTGTTCGTAAGAAACGACCTCACCAACTTCTCCAGGGGCGCATGACCAGTCAATTGAATCATCTGATTTTTTCTTCAGCTTGCCATCTTTGAGGCAGGCATAGGGAACTTGTTCAAAGACTAATAGGCGTTCAGGGAAGGGCTTGCCGTCCGCAGTTTTCAGCAACGTATCGATATCGCCGTTTGAGGTTTCGGTGGGTATGCGATCGCCCCGAATAACAAGCGCCCCGGCCATACCGCTGCCAACCTGAATTGCCGTTGAACCATGGTTGTGTGGGTGATACCAAAATGTTCCGGCTGGGTGATCGCTGGGGATATTATATTCATACTCGAATTTCATACCCGGGTTAATCGATAACAAAACATTATCGCTATTTCCCGTTGGGCTTATCCAAAGCCCATGGCTATGTAGATTGGTACGGTTAAAGCAGTGTGGGACATTAATATCTTCCGATTTTGTGGCACATTCAGGTTCAACGGGAAGCTGATTATCGAGCCTTATTCTGACGGTATCACCCGGCGTGGCTTCAATGGTTGGGGCTATAAAAGGGTGATAGGGATCGACATTGGTGCCACTATAACTGCGTAAGCGAACTTTATCCGGATGGCCTTGTGCTGGGTTACGAATGAGTCCCTCGGTATATTGCACTTTCAGATCTAACGTTCGCTCTCGGCCTACATGAGGTGGCGCTGATTCGTTGATTTTCCTTTGGTAAAGCGTACCTGACGGCATTAATAAAGACTCTGTCAGTACGGGGGGATTTATGAACGTGTTCGCTTGCTGTTCATTTTCTACCTCTTGCGCCCCGGCGTGGGGGAAATAAAAACTGAATAGTAAAGCCGTTGCGCTGAGAAGTGATTTTTTATGCACCATATATTCTCCATGCCTAAATATTTTAGTGTTATACCCTAAATAATTCGAGTTGCAGGAAAGCCAACGCATATGCAGCTTGAAGTATAACGGGCATATGTAATTTAATTGACTTGCTATGATAAGGTGGTTTGTTTTTTATCTTTTTGTTTTCATTGTTTAATTAACGTTCTTCACCTAGAGTATATAAGATGATTCATGGTTTTTTTAAACGATAATACCCCTTGCTATTTATGGCGTAATTATTTAAGTAAAGTTAAAAACATTAAGATAGTAAACATAAAAACAAAGTAAATTTTTAAAAAATAACTTAATGTGATAAATGATTTTGGATGTTTATTTTTTATAATTATTTGTTTTTTATTTATGTTCTCGCTAATTGTTTCCTGCGATGTACCCAATAATCCCCAATATGTAGGTTTTCGGGCCTGAAAACGATCGCGATCTCGCGATGTTGATAGGTGAGCCTGTGTAACGCAATCCTCGTGTGTTAAGCCTGAAAGTTATAAAATATTTTGTTATTAGTTTGGTTAATTATTAGAAAATCTTCATTTTTCATCAAGCGACGATAAAACCAGCAGACGAGCGCCAATCACTTGACTTGAGGTGCTGATTTCACTAGTTTGTCACCCCGTAGTTCACGTCAGGCTCTCGCCGCGACGATTCTCAAAGCCGATATAGCTCAGTTGGTAGAGCAGCGCATTCGTAATGCGAAGGTCGTAGGTTCGACTCCTATTATCGGCACCATTCAAACATCTTCTAACGTCTACTAAAGCTCACTCAAACCCCTTATACTCTGTATTGTTTCGCTCCTGATAGTATTTTTACGTCTACTGACATACCCCAAAATCTACATGCTTCTGGGGGTACATTCGGGGGTATGTGCTGTTAGGTCTTGTGGAGATACCCCCAATGAAGCTCAACGCCCGCCAGGTTGATACCGCTAAACCAAAAGATAAACCCTATAAACTTGCTGATGGTGGTGGGCTTTATCTTCTGGTTAACCCAAATGGTGCACGATACTGGCGGCTTAAGTATCGTGTAGCAGGCAAAGAAAAGCTGCTGGCTCTGGGGGTATATCCAGACGTTACCCTCGCAGATGCGCGGGCTAAACGTGATGAGGCAAAAAGGGGGATCGCCGGGGGCATCGACCCTAGCGAAGCAAAGCGGGAAGAAAAGATAGCCCGGGAGTTAAATGTCAGGAATACATTTCAGGAAATAGCCTGCGAATGGCATTCCAGCAAGCTCTATAAATGGTCTGAGGGGTACGCCTCGGACATTATGGAAGCATTCAATAAGGATGTTTTTCCGTACATTGGTAAAAAACCGATCTCGGAAATCAAACCGCTAGAATTGCTTAATGTGCTTCGCCGAATGGAGGGGAGAGGGGCAACGGAGAAGGCTAAGAAGGTTAGGCAGCGCTGCGGTGAAGTTTTTCGCTATGCCATTGTCACTGGCCGGGCTGAATACAATCCAGCGCCAGATCTCACCAGTGCTATGCAGGGGCATGAATCCAGCCACTATCCTTTCCTGAATGCGCCTGAGCTTCCCGCATTTTTTGAGGCGCTATCATGTTACTCAGGTAGTGAGCTGGTGGTATTGGCCGCGCGTTTGCTGATCATCACTGGTTTAAGAACAGGTGAACTCCGAGGAGCTACATGGCAGGAAATCGACGTTGATGCTGCTGTTTGGGAGATTCCGGCGGAACGAATGAAGATGCGCCGCCCACACATAGTGCCATTGTCATTACAGGCGCAAGCCATAATCATGCGTATCCGGGAAATGACAGGCCGCTATCCCTATATATTCCCTGGGCGTAATGATCCGCGTAAAACCATGAGTGAAGCCAGCATTAACCAGGTTTTTAAACGCATCGGGTATGCCGGGAGAGTAACAGGCCACGGTTTCCGCCACACCATGAGTACCATTCTCCACGAACAGGGCTATAACACCGCATGGATTGAAACGCAGCTCGCCCACGTCGATAAAAACTCTATTCGCGGTACTTACAACCATGCTCAGTATCTGGATGGTCGCCGGGAAATGCTTCAATGGTATGCCGACTATATGGATGCGCTGGAACACCATGAAAACGTGGTTCACGGGAGTTTTGGTAAATCCTCATTACTGGATGAATAGACAGTGATGGCTGATGTGGGTAGACTTCTGTAGACGAACAAAGAATAGGCTATGTCTAGGCTGATCTCCGAAAACCCGTACACCTCTGCGGGCTGGCATAGCCGCCAAAAACAGGGGGCGCGAGGTGGCGTAATGAGTATGTTTCAAACCATTAATAATGAAAAGTATGAACTGGTTCATTTTGAAGTTTTATTATTTGAGGTGTCAAAGCAGGAAAATATTAGCTTTGCCGAAGCATGCGCGGTAATTGCTAGAGAGGCTTCTTGGCATCTTGAAGGCATACCATTCAATGAGCCTTTTTATTTATATGACTATGATGTTATTAACGGGTTTAATAAGAATGATAGCTTTTCAAATCAATCGATTAATTTCTTAAGAGATATGGCTCTGGGGGCAGAATTTGCAGAGGAATCAAACCCTGATGTTAAGGGTGTATATACTCGAATTGATGGGGGGAATGGTTGGTATCGCGAGTTCTATTTTAAAGGGACGGAAATAACGATATCTTTCCTAGATACGGGAGTAAATCTCCCTCCGTGTTTAGAAAAATTTCGCTCGCGAGCTGAAAAGTTGTTAAAAGCTAAAAAAGATAGATTGGCAAAGGAAAGAGCAAAAGAAGGTCAAAAAGAGGTATCACGAGATGAGTTGGAAAAAGAGATTGAACGTCTACAAATTGAGGTGAAAAAACTATTGACCCAGTTACCTTGTCAATTAGGAGATTTTAGGGATGATGATCCCCTTTTGATTGCAATTCAGTTACGTAACTCTGAGTGGTCAAATTATGATGAGGATGATCGCAAATCTATACCCTCTCAGGAAGCATTGGTTGCCCAACTGAAACAGCAATATCAAAAAATGCCCGATGCCCAAGCCCGTGCAATAGAAAAAGTTGCCTGCCCTATAAAAAGGAAGTGATTCTTCACCCTCATAGTGAAAGCAAGCCTTTACTGCGGGTTTGCTCTCACCCTGAGAGTAAGAAGATACTTACCATGATAGTGATTTGAATTATAAATACCCTTACCCTGATAGTAGTTACCTCCTTCCTACCATAAGCCCTAATGTTAAGCTGAATTATGTTATTTCTATGCCATTATTTGTCTCGTAAACTCCAATAGACGTCACGAGGTAAATATGTCTCAGTCACTAATCAGATTCGCTGAAGTACAGAAACGCACAGGCTACAGTAAGGCGTGGTTATATCGTCTTATGAGTGAGCAGCGATTCCCCGCAGCAATTAAAATTGGTTCCCGCTCTATCGCTTTTATTGAAAGTGAAATTGACGAGTGGATTAATCAGCGCATCGCTGAGTCGCGTGGCGAGGTGGCGTAATGGAAAAGAAAAACCGCCCCGTACAGCAGGCGGCTAACTCAGATATTCGCACGTCTGATATTACGCCGACCACCAGCCCGGTACAAGTACCTAAGCGTACCCCAAAGAAACACCGCGCCCGCGTCTATATGCTGCGCACTGGCGTAGAGGGATGGACAGAAAATGACATCCTGCGCTACTGCCGTCTTTCATCCGGGCGTAATTATGCGTCTGAACTGGAGCGCCAGCTTGATATTCAACTAGAGCGTATCGACGAGAAAAACCCGGATGGTATCGGCGCACACCTGCGCTACCGCTTTTCCTGCCGTGGCGACGTTCTCAAGGTGATCCAACTTGTGAACCATAATGCTGCCATTAATGAACATCACGGGCTATCTCAGCAGGATATTGCCGACATTCTGAACCTCTACCCGGACGCATTTAACGCCGCATAACGGAGCCGAAAACATGACTATCGAAAAAAGCCGATTCAATTCGGAGGCCGCCCCACAATCCAGCGTTAACCAGGGCGAATATAGCACTAATGACTTTGCCGCTATTGTTCCCGTTATTTCCGGTCAAATTGGCGGGCGTGAGGCCAGTATTGTTAGTGCTAAGGCACTGCATAAAGCGCTTGGAGTAGGTAACGACTTTTCAACCTGGATAAAACTACGCATTGATGAATATGGCTTTAGCCTGAATGCTGATTACGTGGTTTTTGATTCCTCAGATTTCAGGAATCAAAGTTCAAATTTTGAACAGGGTAGCCCCGGATGGGTGACAAAGCGTGGCGGCGACCGTCGCAGTAAAGATTATGGCCTTTCTCTGGGAATGGCTAAAGAACTGGCAATGGTTGAGCGAAACGAACAAGGTCGCGCCGTTCGCCGTTACTTTATTCAGTGTGAAGAAGCCCTACAGCGCAGCGTGCCAGAGATTGCCGCTCAGTATCGCCGCCAGCTCAAAGCCCGTATCGGTGCCGCCAACCTGTTTAAACCGATGTGCGTAGCACTGGAAAGCGCCCGCGCAGAACAGGGTAAACAGACGCAGGCTCGCCACTACAGCAACGAGAGCAACATGATCGCCCGCATTGTTTTGGGTGGCATGACGGCGAAGCAGTGGGCGCAGGCGAATAGCATTACTGGCGAACCACGCGACAGCATGATCGCGGATCAGTTGGAACACCTTTCCTACCTTGAACAGACCAACATCACGCTGATTGAACTGGGGCAGGATTATCACCAACGAAAGGCTGAGTTAACCCGACTGTCTCAACGCTGGATGGCAAAACGTTTAGGGGTGAACCATGCGTAATGCTTCCATCCAGCAACGGAACGATGGCGAAAGTTGGGATCAACCTTTGGGTTCAATGCCGAGGCGCTTTAATTCCTCACGCCCCAGCGTCTTGAGCCAGTTCCCTAAACTCATATCAGCGTTAGCAGCGACAGCTTCAAACTGCGCTTTTAGTTCAGGTGTAATACGGATCTGGAACGTTGGAGACCATCCCGCACCTTTCGGGCTTTTATCGCGTTTTATCGTTGACACGTACGTACGTAACCTCATAGTATGTTATTCATTACGTACGTACATTAACATGCGTAATAACAAAAACCAAACGCCCCCGATCAGCGCTACCAACACCGAACGGGGGCTAACCGCAATGTTATCGGAGCTAACACTATGGCTGATATCCAGTCTACCCAAACTCACCCCAAATTTATATGGCGCTTTCTGGCGCTGGGTATGTCGTCTCACCGCATTATTCGCATTGTTGCCACCACCGAACGCGAAGCACGGGAAAAATCCCCTGCTGGCTGTGTCATGGTTTTCGCTGGTCGCCTGCCCGTTCAGGAGGTGCGCTATGTTCGATAACACCCCGTTAGCACTGGAAGAAATTATCGACCAATGCCGCGCACTGGCCTACGCCGCTGTTAATACCGATGAACCTCAAGCGCGTGAAATCCTGTTATTCATCCTGCAAGAGCGTATCGATCACCTGTACCGCACCAGCCAGGAAGAACCTGCACAAGCGGAGGTATCTCATGCGTAAGGAAAAATGTCTCGAAGATGCGATGAATCAGGTGTTGCAAGCACAAGCGGTTTTATCTGTCTGGTTAAAAACAACCACGACAGACGATGGCGATGTACCCGACATGATTGACGCAGTCATGACCATTCTTAATGGAGCAGCAGATGTTATTGCTGAACACATTCCTACAGGTGCGGGGGCGGAAAATGAGTAGTGAACACACTTTGGAAAAAGCCGCATTGCAGGCTCATCAAGCTGAAATTGTCAGCAGAATGCTGGAGAGCTATCCGCACCAGATGGTAGACGGCGAAATAGAGGCAATAGCTTCTCTTCTCGCTCGTCTAACGGGTTATGTGTCTGCCTATCTCATTGAAGAGCTGGCCACGAAGGAGGGCAGAGCATGAGCCCCTATAAGCGCGGAGATTCAGCCATGAACAGACAACACCTTGAAGTCGTTACGTGCGTAGAACATGCCAATGTAATGAACAAACAGGCCAGGGCGGTTCTCTCTATGTGGCTTGATTCTTTATCAAATGAGGCGCAGGACGAAGAAGAGGCTAATCTTGTTGCCGCTGTTTTATCGCTGGTGGCTGGTGCGATTAATCATCTTGATAAAGCGACGGAGGTAAGCAATGCCTAACCAGACGCCAACCATTACCGCCACGCTGCAAGTTACCCCTGATTTCACTGGGCGCGTGCTGGTGTACGTGAAGGACGGCAGAGCCACCAGCGACCGCCGACTATTCGATGATGAGCTGGTGGCGGGACTCGATACCTTTCTGGAGCTGGCAACCCGTGCGGGCTATCAGGTGATTTCACCGGACACAGGAGCAGTAGCATGAGCAGACAGGTTTATGAAATCCAGTGCCAGGTTGAGGAAGCGTTACACCACGTCAAAAAATCGAAAGAGATCCTTGATATGTGGCTGAACCTCATCCCAAACGATGAAGCCCGCGAGGGTGAATCTATCCGCGTTGCTATCGTGATGGATCAGGTTATCGAAGCCATTTCCTGTCTGAAAAAGGCGGAAGATATGGGTGCGGAAGAGATGGGTGCGAGTAAGACAGGAGGCACAAAGTGAACCGGCTATTTTCCTTTTCTACGCTGGCGACGCAATCCGCCAGTGACCACATCGAGGCGCTGCCCGAAGGTATCCGTATTACGCCTCAAAACGCCGCTACACAAGGCGGTGAGGTGCTGCTGATAACCTTTGATGAAGGTATTACCCGTCTGGATAGCGACGCTTACGACCATGAGTTTTTAACCGGTATTCACATGATCCGGGCGCTGACCGATGCCGTTGTGCTGGGTTACTTCCAACCCAGTGACAGGCAGCAACTGATTCTATGGCGCTGGTACGTTTCGATGAAATTCGTGCTTGAACAGGAAGCGGCAAACGGCCATATCACCGTATTCGATGAGCAGGGACGCCAGACGACCGCTGTACTGTATCGCGGCAAATACGGCGATATTCCTATTTATCCTCATGCCGAGCGTTCTGCTATCGCCAGCACTGTAGAGCGCGGGCTGGTGGAGTGTTATGGCGAAGAGGAAGGGTTACGTCATGCGCTGACGTTCTATGTCGCCATGATTGACTTTGCTGCTGACGGGCTTACCGATATCGGGCGCGGTGTGATGGCGAAACTGCATGACGGTGCCATACAGACCATCAAGCTGGGTGGCACACCACTCACGCCAACGGCGCACTGAGGACGGTGACACGATGAAACTAATAACGAAAAACTTTCGCGTGAACGCGCTGGCGAACCAGTACGCCGCCGCCCTGTATGACGCAGTAAGACGACAGAGCGGCGGGGACTTCTTCACCATCGACGCCGCAGGGCGAGCGGTACAGGTGAACATCGTCGGCGGGACGCAGGGCATACGTCAACTGGTGGATAGCTACTTGTTGGAAGCATTACAGCAGGAATATCGACAGTGGGAGGATGTCGCCGCCGCTACATTGTCCGCCTGCATGGAAGGCTCAATCCTGACTACTCAGGGACGGCAAGTCTGGAAAAGCATGATTGGCGACATGGGCGCGACGGTGGCGCAGGGAGGCCAGATTAATGCGTAATATCGATTTTATCCGCAAGGTATCCGCTGCTGCGGCGGGGCACTGGCCTGATGTGCTTTCTCAATTGGGGATTGAGGTTTCCCGTCACCCAACAACGCTTACCCCTTGCCCGGCCTGCGGCGGTACCGATCGCTTTCAGTTTGATAATCTGGAGGGGCGTGGGACATGGCATTGCCGCCACTGTGAACCGGAAGCCGGTGACGGGCTGGCACTGGTGATGAACGTTCGCCAATGTGCCGCAATGAACGCCGCGCAGCTGGTGGCGGAGGTGTTGGGTATCGATAGCCGGACACTGGAACAGGCCACCCGCCAGAGTGGTACCCGACAACCGCCAACGGAAAATAACGGGCGTTCCCCTGCCGTTGAAGAAAAAACCCAACGCTTTTCCGCACGGCTGGCGACGCTGACCGCGCAGGCACAGCTGGGGGAGTCTGCTTATCTGGCTGGGAAAGGGTTAAGCGGCTTTTCTTATTCGCTGCTGCCTGATGGCTCCCTGCTGCTGGCGTTACAGGATGAGAACGGCACTACCACCGCCGCACAGACAATAAAACCCGATGGTACTAAGCGACTGGTGACGGATTCCGCCAAACGCGGCGCGTATCACACCGTTAACGCACCAGAGCAGCCCGATACGGTGATTATTGCCGAAGGGCTGGCGACTGCGTTAAGCGCTCACCTGATGCGCCCTGATGCGCTGACCATCGCCGCTATCGATGCAGGCAATATGGTGCCTGTGGCAAAGGCGATGCGCACCCGGTATGCCCACGCACAAATCATCCTTGCGGCGGATAACGATATTTCCCCCGATAAGCCAAACACGGGGAAAGACTGGGCAGAGAAAGCCGCCCGAGAGGTGAACGGCTGGGTAGCCCTTCCCCCTACCGATGAAAAAGCCGACTGGGATGATTACCGCCAGCAGCACGGACTGATCACCGCGACACAGGCATTTACCGATTCACTCTATGCGGTATCAGGCGGTGATAAACCGACGCGTGACGATCCGTTAAGGCCGCGTGTTGAGAGCCGTAGCGATGGCGTTTTCTGGCTGACGCCCAAAGTGGATAAAGACAGTGGCGAGGTGATCAACAACGAAAGCTGGCTATGCTCCGCGCTAAACGTGGTGGGCATTGGTCGGGATGAAAAAGACCAATACCTGATACTGCGCTGGCGGGCAATCGGCGCGAACACGGATACCACGCAGGCTATCCCGCTGGCTGATATCGGTGAGCGTGAAGGCTGGCGAACGCTGAAAAATGGCGGTGTGAACGTCACCACCAAAAACAGCCTGAGAGCGATACTGGCCGACTGGCTCCAGCGCAGCGCGGTGCATGAGATTTGGCATATCGCCCACGCCACAGGCTGGCAGTGTGGTGCCTACATCATGCCGGACGGTGAAATTATCGGACAACCCGACAGGCCGGTACTGTTCAACGGTCGCAGCTCTGCGGCGGCGGGCTACACCGTCAAAGGCACTGCCGAAAGCTGGCGTCACAGCATTGCGCGGCTGGTGGACGGCAACTATTCCATGATGACTGGCATAGCGGCGGCGCTGTCCGCTCCGCTTATTGGGCTATCTGGTTCGGACGGATTCGGTATCCATTTCTATGAACAATCCAGTGCCGGTAAAACCACGGCGGCGAATGTTTCTGCCAGTCTGTACGGCAACCCCGATTTACTGCGCCTGACGTGGTATGGCACCGCGCTGGGGCTGGCGAACGAAGCCGCCGCCCACAATGACGGCCTGATGCCACTGGATGAAGTCGGGCAAGGCGCTGACCCGGTGAGCGTGGCGCAAGCCGCCTATGCCCTGTTTAACGGCGTGGGCAAGCTACAGGGAGCCAAAGAAGGCGGCAACCGGGATTTAAAACGCTGGCGCACGGTGGCGATCAGCACCGGCGAAATGGATTTGGAAACCTTCATCGCCAGCGTGGGCAGAAAGACCAAAGCCGGGCAACTGGTACGCCTGCTGAATATCCCGTTAAGCAAAGCGATGCGCTTTCATGAGCACAACAACGGCAAACAGCACGCCGATGCGCTGAAAGATGCCTACCAGCAGCACTACGGCGCAGCCGGGCGCGAGTGGATTAAGTATCTTGCCGACCACCCGCAACAGGCTATCGAGGCCGTAAGAGCCTCCGAAATGCGCTGGCGCGGGCTAATTCCTGCCGACTATGGCGAACAGGTTCACCGCGTGGCCGCACGGTTTGCCGTGATGGAAGCCGCGCTATCGCTGGGCAGGGTTATCACTGGCTGGGATGAGCAAACGAGCCGCGACGCAATACAGCATAGCTTTAATGCCTGGGTACGTGAATTCGGTACCGGAAACAAAGAGCACCAGCAGATTATCGAGCAATGTGAGGCGTTCCTGAATGCACATGGCTTTAGTCGGTTCGCCCCGTATCCCTACGACCCTACCAGCCTGCCTATTCGGGATTTAGCCGGATACCGTGACGACAGAGGCAAACACGACGATGCGCCGATAATTTTCTATACCTTCCCCGCCGCGTTTGAGGGTGAGATAGCCAAAGGGTTTAATGCCAAGCAGTTTGCCGAAATCCTGCGCGGTGCGGGCATGTTGACCCCGCCCACCAGCGGACGCGGCTATCAGCGTAAGTCTCCGCGTATCGATGGGCGACAGATAAACGTTTACGTCCTTCAGCATCGCCCAGAGGACGGCCAGCCAGAATAGGATTGCTTCACACACGTAGAAAGTATGTTGGTTCAGTCAGTTCAGTTGGTTCAATGTGTAAAGACGGTTGTTATGTAAGGAAAATATTTTTCATGTTGAACCAACACTGAACCAACAAAGGGGCATTTTGAACCAACAGCGATAAACGGCTGAAGGGAGGAAAACAACCATGACAGCACAAATTTCCGCTTATGGTCGCCTGGTGGTGGACGTGCAGAGCCGTACCACCAGCAACGGTAACACGATGAGTTTCACCCGCATGGCGGTACCGCTGCCCTGTCAGAAGGCAGAGAACGGCGAAGCCACTTTATGGCTGGCGGTGACAGCCTTTGGCAAACGGGCGGACGCGCTGGCGAAACACCAGAAAGGCGACATGATGAGCGTATCGGGCAACATGCAGATCACCCAGTGGACAGACGGCCACGGTAACGCGCAGACCGGTTATCAGGTAATTGCCGACAGTGTGGTAAGCGCCCGCACGGTACGCCCCGGAGGCCGTAAAGGTGCCGCAGGCCAACCCACTGACGCGCTACGCCGCGCACACGAACAAAGCGCACAGGGTAACAGCCGTCACGCACCAGATTTCAGCGATGACGCGCCATTTTTAGGAATACCACGATGACAGAGAACACACGTACCGTATTGCGTCTGAAGCGTGCCACCGTGAACAAGGTGACAACGCCGGGACATGTCACAGCGTTACCCACACAGGCGACAGAAAAAACAGGCAATAAGCAGCACCGCAAGAACAGGAAAAAGCTTGATCGGCTGGTTTTACTCTGGCCGGATGCGTTCAGTCTGGAAAATCCCCAACCGCTGGCTATCGGGATCGATAAGGCGCTGGCGGCAGATATTGAACGTTGCCAACTATCCGGCGCAGGTTCGCTGCGTTTTTCGCTGGGGCTATACATCCACCGTTCTGCTTACATCAAAGCGCTGGCCGCGGGTGGACAACGCTACGACCTAAACGGCAAGCCTCTGGGGGAAGTCACCACCGAACAGCAGGAGCGTGCCAGAGCACAACGCAAGCAGAAAACCGCCCTGCGCACAGAGGATGCAAAATGCGACTGACGCAGGCACAAAAGGCGGAGATTATCCGCCTTAAACGTGGCGGGATGGGCTACCGCACGATAGCCACGCATATGGGTATGAAACACCCGACCGTGCGTAGTGTCTGCCAGCGAAGCGGACTGTTTGCGGACAATCCGGCGCATAGGGCGATGTTCTCTATCCCTGAACCGCGCTACAGCACTGCGTTAGCGACCGTCAAACCGTTACCCCCACAACGGGTGATTACCGGACACCGGCAGACAGATGCGTATCTGTGGGTGCTGGAGGTCATCAAGCTGGATGAGCCTGCCCACCTGCCAGCGGCCGAAATCGCCCTGCAAAAACTCACCATCACACCGAAGGAGGCTGAAAAACGCTACCGCAACTGGATGGTGTCGCAGGGGCAAGAATTGTTTATTGCGGCATTCAGTACCATCGGGATGGATAATCCGCAACGCTGTATTGAGAACGCGAGGAAGGCCATTGATACCGCCAGCCAGGTACGAGCGTATTACGGCAGCTATGAAGCCGCGATGGAGCCAACCGAGCCAGAGCGTCTGATTGAACAATCCGGCTTGCTGGTGGATAAGCACTACGGTATGACACCGGACGAGGTAACGAGTGGAGAATTGAAAGGGCTACGCGGCGTGGAAGTATACGACGCCCGTTCAGCCGCACATCGGGGCTTTTGTGACGTTCTGCCGGAGCCGCATACGCTTTCGGATGTAGTGCGTGAGTTTGAATACTGGCGTTGGCTTTATGCGATGCGCAACGCCGCCAGCAAAGAGCTGGGGGATACGTACTATGAACACAACTCATATGTCTGTGATCGGGAAGATTGGCTGGATGGCAAACTATCCACTATCAGCCCGCTCCACCAGCAGGAGACACTCGCTGTGCTGAAATGGTTTCTGAAAAGCGACCAGCATCAGGACAGTGGCAGGGATAACGATGCGGTGTATCTCAATTTACTGGGTGGCGGGCTGGATGCATGAGCATCTGAAAGCAACCCCTGCAAAATTTGCAATAGTTCGATGAACCGGAGCAATCCGGTTTTTTTACGCCCACTATCCCATTACTTGCAACGATAATTGATATCGTTTTAATTTATGCAATAATAACTACTGTATAAATATCATGTATGGGGGTGTTATATGGCCACAAACGCGAAAGTGGTTCCGGTATTACTCAGTAAAGAACAGGTCAGCACAATTCGCCGTCTTCAGGAGCAAGAGCGCAGCAAGTCACCGTTGGGCGTTGCGCCCACCATCCATGTGATTGCACGTAGCCTGATGGATAAAGCGCTGAAAGAAATTGAGGTGGCGCATGGCTGAAACCATTGATTCGCTGCTGGTATCGCTGGGGCTGGATGTCGATCAAAAATCTTTCAAGGAAGCCAACGATGCGTTAAAGGGCGTCAAAGATACTGCCCTGCTGCTGTTCTCTGCTGCGGGGGGTATCACTGGCCTGAATGCGATGACGGCGGGCTTTTCCCGCATGGTGACGGATTTAGAGGCATTCAGTAAGCACGCCAACATTGCCCGTAATGATGTGTTGCGGCTGGGTTATGCGATGGAGCAGGCAGGCGGTAAACGCACCAGCGCCAACAGCCTTATCGACAAGGCCAACTCATGGGCGCTCACCGCCACTTATGGCACGTTCAGCGATAAAGCCTTTATGAATAACGCGGGCGTTAACCCTCATGACCTGCAAGGCAAGGACAGCGTGGAAGTGATCAAGACGATGGCCGATTACTATAACCAGGCGGCGGCGTCCGGCTTTGATGGCCTGCAAAACTTCCGGGAAGGGATGAACATCAATGAAGATGATGAAAAGCTCTTTCGTATGGGACGTGCAGGCATTGATCGATACTTTGCCGAGTTCAATAAGCGCAGTACTGGCGTCAGTGACGATGACGTAAAAATCGGTACGGAATACCGGACGGCGGTCACTGACCTTGCCACCAACATGATGGATTTGAATAACTCCATTGGCGCACTGCTGACGCCGGAAATCACCAAACTTATCCAGAAAACCGACGAATGGCTGCTGGCGAACAAAACCGACATTGTTTCGTCTATCCGTGAAAGCCTGCCCTACATCAAGGGGATCGCGGCGGGTGTGGCGGTGCTGGCGGCGGCAAAAACGACTAAGGCACTGGGTATCCCCGGCTTACACAAACTGGGTTTACCCGTAGCAGCGGCGGTGACGGCCGAGCCGTTTATTGATGGTGCGCTGAACGGCATTTTTGGCGAGTCTGAATACTTCCAGAATATCCGCACCGCCCCCACATGGGGAGATTTCGGGCAGGCATTGCTTGGTAATGGCAAAGGCCGTTATGAAAATGGCCGCTGGATTTCCCCTTATGATAGCCCTGCTTCCGGCGCAGCAATGCCACGCAGCGGTGAGCAATCACTGTTTTCCTCATTAGAAGGCAAATACAGCTTACCGCCCGGCGTACTCAATGGCCTTTACCAGACTGAATCCTCTGGTGGCAAAAATCTGATCTCCCCCAAAGGCGCACTAGGGCCATTTCAGTTTATGCCCGGAACAGCCAAAGATATGGGGCTGTACGGCTCTGATGTTTTCAATCTGGAGAAATCCGCTGATGCGGCCGCCCGCTATATGCGCCAGTTGATGGACAGGCACAACGGCAATCTGCCCAAAGCGCTGGCGTCGTATAACTGGGGCATGGGGAACGTGGACGAGTACGGCATGAACGCCATGCCAGCGGAAACTAGGAAATACATCGGCAAGGTGACGGGTCACATGCCCACCAGCCCTACGTTTAACGAACTGATGGCACCCTATAACACGTCGCCATCCTATCCCCGCGCACGCAGCAGCTATAACGATGATGACGGTGAATATGGCAGCGGCTCCCGCTCATCGCGTCCGGTAACGATTTCCAACCAGATCACCATTAGTGGCGTGGCAGGCGTAGAAGAAACCGAACGCGCCGTTCGTCGTGTGATGGATGAGCAATCGCGTGAATATGTGGAGCTGATAAAAGATGATGGTCGATAACGTAAATTATCAGTTTGGTCGGGACTACCTGATAACCATTTCAAGCAGTAGCAGCAGGGGAACCCTCACATTTGCCCCGCCGATGCAGGTTATTTTCAATGTGTCCCATACGCCGGGTAACAAGACCGGTAAAGCAAAAATCACGATCTATGGCACATCAAAAGGTATGCGCTGGGATATTTTTAATAAATACGACACGGTAGAGATAAAAGCCGGTTATCAGGGCAACTGCGGACTGATTTACCGAGGGCAGATATTTAACCGCTCAACGCAACGTGAAGGTGTGGCCACCACGCTGACGCTGTACTGCTTCTGTAATGGTAAGAAAATGTCCAGCGCCTTCATCGCACACACATGGGGTGAGAACACGCCTGCTATTGAGATTATCCGGGGGACTGCTGCCACCTTTGGCCTGCCAATGGAAATCATCGGCGATTTCTCCGATCTGCCCCCCGCCATTCAAGGCAAAACCCTGATGGCAATGACCAAAGACGCGATGGACGCCCTGGAGCGTATTTATGATTTTAAATGGTGGCTGAAAACGGACGGCGTAGCCATCATCCGTAATGGCGCAGAAAAGCCCGGCAAGCCGAAAGTGATCGATATGAACCACGGCATGGAAGGCATACCGCGCATCTATATGAATTATGTCGAGGTCGATGTCAGATTGGATCACGTCATTACCCCCGGTGATGTCATCCTGGTGTATTCCGAGCATGAGCAATTGGGTTTTAGCGAGATGTATCGCACTAACATGCAAGCCTATTCACGGGCATTCCGAAACAAAAGCCGGCTGGTGGTGGAAAGCGTCGATCACATCGGCAATTTCTGGCGCGATGACTGGACAACGACTATTACCGCCCGTATGCGGAGCAATGAGGTTATTCGATAATGGCAATGAGCAATTCACAAGCGAATCCGTTTAACCGTGCAATGGAAGCGGCGAAAGTCTCCGCAATCCGGGATGTGATGACTACCATCCCCGGTCATGTCATGGCCTACAATCCAACGACCCAACGCGCACAGGTACAGTGTGGCATTCAGCGCAAGTTAGCCGGTCGCTACGTTGATGTCCCCATTATTATCAATGTGCCGGTGCGCTTCTCTGGTACAGCGGAGTGGGCAGTCTTTCACGAGCTGCCAGCAGGCACCGAGGGGCTTGTCCATTTTGCCAAACAGTCTATCGATGCGTGGATCGATCAGGGTGGCGTGGTTGCGCCTGCTGACGAACGTCAATTCTCCGCTGACGATGCGTTTTTCTCCCCCGGTTATCGATCGCTGAAAACCGCTATTCCCGACCTGCCCACATCCGGCATAGGAATGACAAATCGTGACGGTTCTGTGCGCATCCACCTGACCGATAGTGGCATAACCCTGACATGTGGCGATGTTTCGTTGACGGTTTCGCCTGAAGGGATAACACACAGCGGCAAAACAACGCTGGATGGACGGACAGAGGTTACTGCTGGTGGTTTGTCAGTAGGGAATATCGAATTTAGCGATCACGTTCATGACGGCGTGGAAACGGGTACGGGTAGTACGCAGCGACCACGATAAAAGGTGAAAACGATGGATAATAATCATGTCACTGACTGGGAAGCCATAGAGCGAAAATATCGTGAGGGGGCGTTATCAATTCGGGCTTTAGCGCGTGAGCATGGCATTAGTGACGCTGCCATACGCAAAAAGGCAAAATTACAGGGATGGGGAAAACCGGCAATTATCCGTTCGCGGAATACACCAAACACAGTTATCGCGAACCCGCGTACCAAACCAAAAAAAACAATTTTGCCAATTGAAAATCAAATCGATTCAAATTGTCCGCAAATGAAAAACAACAACCAACCCGCTAAAAAAAATGGCGCTGGACGCCATTCTGACTACATGCAAGAGGTTGCGGACGACATCTGTACATTGCTGGCGGAAGGTGAAAGCCTGCGTGATGTATGTCGCCGTCCCGGTATGCCAAATAAGGCGACGGTATTTCGCTGGCTGGCTGAAAACGAAGGATTTCGCGACCAGTACGCGAAAGCAACCGATGTTCGCGCTGATGTGATTTTTGATGAAATAATGGATATCGCTGATGGGGTTAAAGCCGATGCGTCCGAAGTGGCAAAAGCTAGGCTAAAAATAGACGCCAGAAAATGGGTGTTATCGCGTATGGCTCCGAAGAAATACGGGGAACGCATTACCCAAGAGATCACTGGTAAAGATGGTGGCCCGATCAACCAGGTGAATTACACTCCGGAGGATTACGCAAAGGCACAAGCCGCATTAGAAAAACTACTCCCCGATCTGGATTAACCTCTTTGGTATATGTTAACGCTATGAGCGTTACATGCCGGAAGATGGCTGCTGGTGGGATGATGCCATCAGCAACGGACACAAACAACAGTACAGACTCAGCCATGAATGCCGATATCATCCCTGTGTATCTGTTTATGAGAGGTAACGTTATGCGATGGAACGTGGTACTACTGGCGGCATTATTACCGTTTTTTATTACTGGCTGTTCATCTGGTATTTCCAATCAAAAAATTGAGCAAGATAAAAAATGGAATACCATGATGGAAGAAAGAAACAAAAAAATGCAGGCAGATCAGGAACAGGCAGAAAGGGAAGAAACAGCAAAGCGTGAGAAGGAAGAGGCACGCATAGCCGCAATACCCCGCCAAAGATGCTACCTGCAAGCGCCAGGTGGCGACCAAACCGTTAAAAGGTTACTCGATATTATCAATCGGGAGAATGTCACATGCCGATTGGATCGAGTCCCTGTCAAAGTTACACCACAATGGCCATCGGGTTTTCGGGATGATCAGTATGGTGTACGGATTAATGGAAGAGAGTCTTTTTATTTAGGTGAGGACGGGATTCCCGGGCTCATATACAACCAAGTAATGAATTGCCAGCCCGATGGATTGGAGTCGAATGCGCGAGGAATGGAATATAACAATTGCGTGGCTTACCTGGCTAAAGGGCTGCGCATGTGGGCAGCCATGACACGCGACAAGTCAATCTCAGACGAGACATTTCGCTCCTATCTATTTTATGCGAACCGGGTAGATTTTGGAGAATGGGCGCTTTTTCTTTGGCAGTACAAGCGTGCTCAATAGGGCTAACAGCTAAATGAACCGGCTACAGAGCCGGTTTTTTTGTACCCGATCAAACGGAAATGACAGCAGCGGATCATGATGTTGGTTCAATCAGGGGTTCGTGTTGGTTCAAAACGCCCCTGCGTTGGTTCAGTTTTTGAAAAAATAGTTAGTTAAAACAATTGTCTTTACAAATTGAACCGACTGAACCGACTGAACTAACATACTTTTGCTTATATATGCGTTTTTAGTGACGCTAGTTATCAACCAAAGCAGCGGCACAAGCTGATTGTCTCTTTTTGTCGCTGTCATTCTCATGGCTGGCAGGTTCCTTATTGTGGGATAGCACTATCATACAATAAGCGGGTTGAAGGGAGAGCGTTACCGCCTGATATGCTGTGTGAATAACAACCAAATTTCAGGGGCGGAAAAAGATATGGGGGTACTTTTGGGGGTATCTATAAAAACTGAACAATAAAAAAACCAACAAAAACAAAAGTTATTACCTATTTGTGTTGTTCCTATTATCGCACCATCCTACCTATTTTAACGTCTCCCTAAGCCTACTCAAACACCCTGATGATACGCGGTTTCACGGCCCTTATTGTCTCTGCTCGTCTACTCATGTTCACAGAAATCTACGGTGAGTTGGGGGATCAATGGGGGTATTCGCTGTTCGGTCTAAAGGAGATACCCCCAGATGAAGCTCAATGCCAGACAGGTCGAGACTGCCAAGCCCAAAGATAAACCCTACAAGATGGCTGATGGTGGTGGCCTATACTTATTGGTTAAAACCAACGAGTCACGCTACTGGCGTTTAAAGTATCGCATCGACGGAAAGGAAAAGTTATTGGCGCTGGGGGTATATCCCGATGTGTCCTTGGCTGATGCCAGAGCAAAACGTGATGAAGCTCGAAAGGGTATCGCTGGGGGTATCGATCCTTTAGAGGTAAAAAAAGAACAAAAAGTTGAGCGTGAAGCGCAGGTCAAAAATACCTTTCAAGAAATTGCGCTCGAATGGCACAGCATGAAAGTGAGAAAATGGTCAGCAGGGTATGCCTCTGACATTCTTGAAGCCTTCAACAAAGACGTCTTCCCGTTCATTGGTCAACGGCCTGTTGCAGACATCAAGCCGTTGGAATTGCTGAACGTGCTTAAAAAGATGGAAGACCGAGGCGCGACCGAGAAAGCTAAGAAAGTGCGTCAACGCTGTGGTGAAGTGTTTCGCTACGCCATCGTGACAGGCCGAGCTGAGTATAACCCCGCGCCAGATCTCACCAGTGCCATGCAAGGGCATGAATCAACACATTACCCGTTCCTAACCACTGAAGAGCTTCCTGCCTTCTTTAAAGCCCTTGCTGGCTACTCTGGCAGTGAATTGATGGTGCTGGTGACCTTCCCCCTGAAAACAGTGCCGGGCTAAACTGAAGTATCCGGTCTTTCTTTCATCTCACAGAGAGGCGTATTGCCATGAAAAAGACCCGTTATACCGAAGAACAGATTGCGTTTGCGTTGAAGCCGGCCGAAACCGGCACTCGCGTCGGGGAAGTGTGCAGAAAGATGGGTATTTCTGAGGCTACTTTTTATAACTGGAAGAAGACATTTTCTGGTCTGGGCGTGACGGAATTGCGGCGATTACGACAACTTGAAGATGAAAATCAGTGATTAAAGAGGCTGGTTGCTGACCTCAGTCTGGATAAAGAGATGCTGCAGGAAGTGCAAAAGTTCTGAGGCTGGCTCAGAAGCGTCAGGCGGTGCATTTTCTGCGAGAGGCTTACCGCATCAGCGTACGACGGGGATGTGGTTTGCTGATGCAGAGCAGAACTGTTTACCACTGGCAGAGTCGGCGAGATGATCGTGCTATAACGATGCGTATTCGGGAGATAGCGGAAACGCGCATTCGCTATGGTTGCCCGCGTATTCATATTCAACTGCGTCGGGAAGGTTGGCTGGTTAACTACAAGAAAACGCATCGAATTTATTGTCTGGAAGGATTAAACCTACGCCGTAAACGACCTCGCCGTCACGTAACGGCAATGCATCGTCATCAGCGTCCGGTACTGGATCATGTAGATCAGTGCTGGAGTATGGATTTTGTGTCCGATAATCTGTTTAACGGGCGTCGATTTCGGGCGTTGACAGTAGTGGATAATTTTAGCCGTGAGTGCCTTGCGCTCTATGTGGGGAAATCGCTCAGGGGCGAGGATGTGGTCAGCGTGATGGAGGCATTACGCGTGCTAAGTAACCGCCTGCCAAAGCGTATCCAGACAGATAACGGTAGTGAATTTATTTCGAAAAATCTGGATAAATGGGCCTATGAAAATAGCGTGACAATGAACTTCTCGCAGCCTGGAAAACCGACAGATAATGCATTTATTGCATCATTTAACGGTAGTCTGCGGGATGAATGTCTTAACATTCACTGGTTTCTTTCGTTGGAAGATGCTCAAGAAAAACTTGACCAGTGGAGAATGGAATATAATCATGAAAGAATACATTCCTCGCTGAATAACATGACCCCGGCAGAATTCATCCGGAGTCTCGGGAAAGATGAAGATCTCTAGTTCAGCACTGCATTGATTTTGGGCCAAGGTCAGGGTTTGCTGTTACTCGACGCGAAGATGGTACGGTTGAGGGGGCGCTCTGTTGATTCCGTCGATGAAATACTGGCGAATGAAACATACGAAACAGGTACGCCGCCAACACCTGTGCCTTCAAGAGAAGAGTATATTCAGATTGCAACTGGAATGAGAACGGAAATTTATGAAACGGCAACGCGCGAGATAGTCGTGCTACAAGATAAAGTAGATCTTAATACAGCCACGGAAGAAGATAGTGCATTGCTGAAAAAATGGAAAGCATGGCGCATTGCTATTAACAGTGTAAACATCACAACTGCGCCGAATATTATTTGGCCTATGCAACCAAAATGAAATAAACGCCTCTCATGGGGGAGGCATTTCAACTAACGCATGGATAAAAAGGCTTCTGATAGGTTTATTTTTTTGGGATATTCGGAAAACAGTGCGTATGACCGAGATTGTTAGTGGTAAAATCAATCGGTAGCCAGCAGAGCGCAGCTTTATTTTGTAGCAGTCAAGCATCCCCCGCAATTAGTTGGCTTCGATACGCGGTGTTTCCAGAATGTCGGCTAATTTGCCAGGCCTGCAACCTGGCACCGAGTATGAGCCGACGTGTTAACTGTTGGGATAATGCGGTAGCAGAATCGTTCTTCAGTTCGTTGAAAAAAGAACGCATCAGTAAGTGGATCTACAAAACCCATGCGCTGGCCCGCGCCGATATCTTCGATTACATTGAAGTCTTCTACAACCGGACGCGCCAACACTGTCACCTTGGCGGTGTCAGCCCAGAGGCCTTCGAACAGACTTCGTCGCGAGGACAGAATTTGTCTACCGGGTGGGGGCAGTCCAGAGATCTTCTTCTGTTTTAAGGCCTTTGGTCAGTTCGGCAGTGAGTGCCTTAAACTTCTTTTCGTCCATAATGTGCCTGTCTCCGTTGTTGGCGTGAACATATCAAAAGCAGGCAACTACACAATTTAAATTACAGTCTCATTAAACCAGTTATACTAACTGGTTACCTTACCTTTTAACTAAACCTAATTTACCGCTTTATTATTTATCTGTTTTAAAACACTCTCCCAAAATTCTTTTTGTTTTGGAAGTACCTCTTCAGACCATTTCCGAGTAACATATTCATTTAAGTGGCTATCATATGCGTACGCCATTAATCCATGGTATATAGGCCATTCTTTTTTAGCGTTTTCATCTAAATATGATAAAGGATCAAAAAATATAGCTTTACCTTTCAACTCACTTTTAACTAACTTATTTGCAATTTTCTCTCCATCAGTTAAAAATTCATTAGATTGGTAATGTTTCCCTTTTAAAAAAGCATTCATAAACTTTAACCGTTCATTTTCGCTAACCGTTGGAACTTGAGCTAACACGATCACTTGCTGTTCTTTTAATTTTGAAACCATTTTTGGCAAGTATTTACTCGCTAAAAATTCAGACCCCATTGGAAATAAGTTATATTTTAAGGCATAGATGATTATTGGATATTGGTCAATTTCTTTTTTTATATCATCCATTACTTTTATGCAAGGTTCTTTTTGCGATAAAACAGCCCATTTGTTTTCATCTTCTTGCTCAGGTAAAAATTCACATCCATGGTAATTGATAATTTTCACTGCAAACTCATATTTTTTACCTGCCTCATCCAAATAAGGAGAGTAATGCCCGGCATGAGAGTCCCCAATCATCAATATTTCTGGCTTTTTAGATTTATCACCAAAAACACAATTTCCTATAATTTTTCCGTCACAAAAATTATTCTCAGGGTTTAAATATTGTGTTTGTAACTTATATGGCTTCACTGCTTCTTCATATTTTGCATAAGATGATGAGTTTATTTTTCCTTCAAATACATAAGTCATAAAAATTATAGCTGAGGGGATTATGTAATACGCAATTAATGAGAATTTAAAGGTTTTATTATGTTTACGACAAGGTTTCTCAATCACATAAAAGCTAAGTAATGAAAGGAAAGTAATAAATAAAATAACGACTAAATATTCATTGATAGTCGTAAAGTTATCAACGAGTAAATATTTACGAGCAAGCACAATAATCGGCCAGTGCCACAAATATAACGAATATGAAATTGTACCGATGAAAACGATGGGTTTAATCGAAAGTAATTTAGCTATATAAGTATTTTTATCGTAACAAAAAATAATTAACGCTACGCCGAGAGTGGGAATAACTGCCCAAAAACTCGGAAATAGATGTTTTTCAGATAAGAAGATAATTGACAATAGCATCATCAAAAATCCGATTATTGTTAAGCTATTTTTGATAGTTAGATGATTTTTATCATCACGTACTATCTCACCAGTTTTCATTGATCTTTTAACTGACAAAATACCAATAATAGATCCAATTAATAGCTCGCCAGCTCTGCCGGTGATAAGTGAATAGTAATTATACTTGGTTAAAAATGCTGATAGCGGTGACAGTTGCGCCAGTAAAAATGAGATGAACGCAATTAGCCCAAGCGTCACTAAAATTTTTGAACGATTAAATTTTAATCTAAATAAAAAGAATAATAAAAAAGGCAGTACAATATAAAACTGCTCCTCAACGGCTAAGCTCCAGGTATGTAGTATTGGCATATCTGTTGCCAATGAATCCCAATAGCCGCCTGTATTATAAGCAAACCACATATTTTCCCAAAAGTAAATGGTTGACTTTAAACTCTCCAGAAACAGCTTGAAATCATTTGGCAATAACACATACCACGCTGCAAAAGCCGTGCAGGACATGACCACAAAAAATACCGGTAAAATGCGGTTAATTCTCCGCTGATAAAAATATTTAAAGCTAAACTCTTTGTTCAAGATGTCGGTGTAAATAATTTTAGTGATTAAATAACCCGATATCACAAAGAAGATATCAACGCCAATAAAGCCACCGTGAAGCCAGTGCTGATTTAAATGAAAAGCGATAACGGATAAAACTGCAATGGCTCGAAGGCCATCAATATCGGGACGATAGTTTATATTCATAGGATAAAATAAACGAGTGAGCAAACGAGGTCGGTCAATGAAAATACTTTGATTTCACTTTAACAGATGATTCTTAACGAATCTATCTTTTGTGAAAAAATGTCGTAAACAATACGTCATTTTTTTGATTTTGATAGTAGTTTGGTGCTGAAAAGATATTTCGTTTTTGATTTGTTAACGTGAGGGAGCGAGTGGCAAACCTCGTCGCTCGGCAATAATGTCGAGCGCATCTTCCAGCGTGAATACCAGATCAGGACGGATGGTCCAGGCGTCGTGCCCATAACCAGCAGAACCACATAGAAGCCGGAATCCTCAATTACCGCATAGGAACCTTCCGGGCAATCGGCCAGTTTGTCATTTTCATCAAGCACACAGATTGTCGTTCCTTGATAATCTGTTTTAATCATCAGCGGGTTTCGGCTCCTATATCGTGCATTTTCTCAATGACACGCTGTAGCTCGTCGTCAGTCAATGCCAACCGAGCCGCCATATAAAACAGGATGTGCGGGGACATGGCTCGCGGAGACTCGCCGCCTGTGTATTTTCGCCACTGGCTATTGCTGGCAACACCGGCAAGGTCCGCCATCTGGTTGCCGGTGTTGCCAAGTGATTCTTTCAGGGTGTTAAGGTCATCCGGGGTAGGGGGCGTATAATCGTTAATCAGTCGCATACATGAGCCTATTAAAAAGCCCCTCGCGGGGCTTTACGTTAAATCAGTTTGATGCTGGCAGGCGTCGAGATAGTCCGACCACCATTGCATCATCTGCGTGCGTTCGTCGAGGTGTTCCGCTTTGTGAATATAGGCGGCGCGAACGTGATTGCGCTCCTGATGGCTCATCTGCCGCTCCACTGCATCTTTTGACCAGCGGCCTGATTCAATCAACGCGCTACAGGCCATTGTGCGGAAGCCATGTCCGCAGATGTCCACCTGTGTATCATAGCCCATCGTGCGCAGCGCCTTGTTGATGGTGTTCTCACTCATTGGCTTACGGGCATCGTGATCGCCGGGAAAGAGTAATTCCCCGTTGCCGGACAACAGTTTTAGCTGCTTCAGTACCGTTACCGCCTGTTTTGACAGCGGCACAAGATGCGGTGTTTTCATTTTTGCTCCACGCTCTGAGTGGCGCACGCCAGCTATGGGCTCCCGATGTGCGGGAAGTGTCCACATGGCGTTATCCAGATCGATCTCTACCCAACGGGCAAAACGCAATTCACTGGAGCGGATAAAGATCAGTAAATTAAGCTGTACCGCCAACCTTGTTAGCAGTCTGCCTGAATAGCCTTCTATTCTTTCCAGCAGTTCCGGCAACTTTTCCAGCGGCAGGGCAGGGTAATGGTTTTTCGGCGGAGGGGTGATAGCACCGCAGAGGTCATTGGCCGGATTGCTGGCAATCAGTCCTTCCTGTACGGCGTAACGCATGATGACTGTCGTGCGTTGCTGTATCCGTGCAGCCGTTTCCAGACAACCCTTTTTCTCCGCTACCCGCAGCGGGATCAGCAGGTTGGCGGTTTTCAGGTCGGTGACAAGGACATTGCCGATGAGCGGGAAAACGTGCAGTTCCAGTGAACGCAGGACTTTGGCAGCGTGTGCCTCACTCCAGCGAATGTTGGCGCCCACCCACTGACGGGCGACGGCTTCAAAGGTATTGCCATTTTTCTTTATCTGTTTGTCGTGCTGTTTTTTTACGCCGGGATCGTCCCCTGCGCTGAGAATAGTCCGGGCTTCTTCACGCAGTTTACGGGCACTGGCAAGCGAGACAATCGGGTAAGCGCCAAACGCCAGCTTCTTCTCCTTGCCGCCGAAGCGGTACTTAAGATGCCAGAGCTTGGAACCGTTAGGTTTAATCAGCAGGTACAGACCCTGCGCGTCGCTGAGTTTGTAAGGTTTATCGAACGGTTTGGCGTTGCGGATGGCGGTATCAGTCAGAGGCAT